TAACGTACCTCCCCCTATAATAGGTATACCTGTAGTAGAAGAAGCTACCGTATCAAAAGCTACATACACAATATCTGCAGCCGTACCAGATTCATTCTTTAATTGGATACCTTTAATGAGAGCCAAGCCCGGTTTCTTAATTGATGTAGACGCATTAGCTGTTCCTGTCCATTCGTAATTAATCCCAACATCTCCATCTACATAGGTAGAAACTGCTGTAGTATCATCTCGTACCTCAAACATAATCTTATCTACATAAAAATTTATATTGTGTTGAGCAGTAGTAGTTAGAGATAATCTATATGCTGCGGCTGTAGTACTACCAGCAACTGTATATTGTGCTGTTAATCGTCTCCATGAAGATGCTAAGTTATCTGTTCCAGATGTTGCGAGAATAGTACCTGACGAATTCATTATCTCAAGGGTTACGGCTCCTGAAGCCGATGCTCCTCGATGTTCTACTTGAACTGTTATATGTTGAGGATTAATACTAAAAGGTAAAAGAGGAGAAGTCCAATAAACTCCTTCATCGGCTGCTGAGTTAGCTGGATTAACTAAAAGAGATGCTGTTCCCAAAGATTGTTGACCAGTATCTCTGGCTATCGCTGAACCACTTGCCGTAAACATTGTAATATCGGCAGCTTCTACTCTAGGATTGGTTACCCAGTTAGTAGCAGTTTCCCCTCTATCAACAGTAAATAATGTAGATACTGAAGTTGATGTAGCTGCCCTAAACGGTGAATACCTTGTATATGGATGGACGGCTTGTCTAGTAGAAAAATCTATTTCCCAACCCCTCGCATCAGTATGTCGTTCATTTGCCATAAATTACACTCCCAATCTTAATCGGATTATTCCTAATATTGCCCCTAAAACTATTGTAGCATGAGCAAATAGGATTCCAGTGAAGATTACCAAAGCTTTAGCTCCATACATCTTATTCCTCCATGACCTCAAATCCTCTAACTCATCACTAACCTTATCTAAACCTCTGCATAATGTTTCGTTTAATTGACTTTGTGTTGCAATATAAGTATCTAGTCGCTCCATATAGACCGCTAAATCTATTGATACGGAATCTTTTTGTTTTCTAGAGGTCATACAGAACTCCTTTTATACAATAAGGGGATATATTTCTATATCCACCTTTTAAATTACATACCAAATGCTAGGATTCTTACGTAAACTGCGCTTACATTAGTAGTATTAGCTACTTCATCCAAAGCTGCAGCATCTGCACCTGCTTCATAAAGAGCTAGTTTCTCGCCCGAATAATCATACTGAGCTATATATCCATTATCTTCAGATGAGCATAACATGATATGCAAATTCTCAAAGCCAAGAGTAGTAGCTGTTAATGCTTCCCCACCAGTAGCGTATGAACTATCGAACTGAATTCTCTTTATGACATACTTGTTATTACCGGGAACGCCGACTACATCCATTGCATTACCCGGAGTTGTTATTGTTAATGCCATATCATTCTCCTCCGTTATAAAAAATTATTGAAGGTATGAGGGGCGTAAGATTTAAAGCCTACGCCCCATTATACCTAAAGCTAGTTAAGCATTCAAGTCTGCGATCTTCGCTTGGACAAAGATGTTCTTGCATCGCATTTCTGCCATGGTATACAGCAAACCACGAACCACTAGCGCATTAGCTGCGAAGTAGTCACGGTTCTCAACATACTGAGTAGGTTGAGCAACTGCAATTTCAAGATAATCGGTATCCAAAACATAGACGTTACTGCCCAATACTGCATCAGCAGTAGAAACAGACTTCGGCACATCCGCATCTGGTAGAATTGGAATGCCTTGATACGTAGCCAACACCAGACCAGTTCGAGTACCGGGGAAGGTTCGCTCTGAACCTATGCCTACCTGATACTCCTCTTGTCCCATGTACCTCTGGTTAGAGTTCAAAAGTCTCTCTAGCTTAAAGTACTGGTCATGTCCAAGAAGAATCAGTTTAGGCTCTCCACCATTCTCCCTAATCTTCTGAATAGCTGTGTCAAGTAGGGTTAGAGACAAGTCTCGTCCTACACCTGCGTTATAAGAAACAAAAGCACCTGCATTCCAGCCACCTGCAACCCTGCCGGAAAGAGTTAGGTCGTAAGCCTTAACCTCTGACCCACCAGATACGCCGCCAGCCGCCATACCGTCTTCAGCAACAATGTCGTCAATTGACGTAAAACCAGCCCTACTAAAGATAGATGCTGAATCACCGTTTGCAAAAGCAGTAGCTGCAGTGTCTATAGTAACCACACCAGTAGATGTGTTTACGCCAGTTACTGCAAAGCCAGCGGTATTAGCCTGTGAGCCGCTGATATTCCCTGTAACTTTGTCTCCAATCTTAAAATGTTTCGCAATAGCTGCAGGTACATTGAAAGTTGTCGTACTTCCACCTGAAGCTAGATAAGCGGAACCTGCTAGAAGTTCCTCGTTAATTTCCTTGACATGGTCAAGCTGTGCATTCTCGTTCTCCAACGCCAGCACATCCCCAACACCGCCTTCTAGTTGCGCCGTGAAGACTGACTTCACAGAGGCACCAAAGGTCGTAGAGATCACACGAGGCAAGCTCGATACGGTCTCAATGTTGGAAATATCCACAGTCGGCAGAGAGCCGGTCTCTGTCACAGGTCGGGATCGTCCCGAACCCCTGTCTGTCCTTACACGCCAACCTGCAGTGTTACCCCACACAGTTCGTGGAATAGCATTGAAGAAACGTGTCTGGTTGTTCAGGGCTTGCCATACCTTTCGCCCATACGTAGTGTTGAAGATACCAGTAGCAGTATCTACCGTAAAGTAGGTCTGCTTCATCAAGTATTCAGGGCCGAATACTGACTGATACAATCCACGCTGTGATTGGGCTAAATATTCCGCAAGGGATGGATTAGCCATGATATTTCCTCCTAATTAAATTTAAATTACCCAAGAAGTTCTCTTGGAACTCCATCGGTGTTGCCCATTTCGATTTGGGCTTGTAGATCACGAAGCTGTTTATAAGACAAGCCTACTAGTTGTTCAACAGTGTCCGTACTATTACCAGTTTTCACGATAGGAGTAGAACCGTCAACACCTAGAGGAGTCTCAACACGTTGAGGTCTCTGTAGTCCATTCTCTTCCCTAAAGCCCATCTTGCGAAGGCGGCTCTCAGCTTCCTTAGTAATCGCCTTCTCCATAGAAGCATTAACATTTCGTATCTGCTTCTTCAGAGCTTTTAGTTCTTTCCTCATAGATTTCATTTCCTCTTCCTCATCTTCAGGCTCATCTTCCTCTGCCGGGTACTCATCAGCACCCTCTTTCTCTACATCTTCCTCATCGTCATCTTCGGGAGTCTCAGTTTTCATGTATCCTCCCTTGGGTGGCATCTCGTCCTCATCTTCCTCTTCCTCTTCTTGTTTCTTCATAGCCTGTATAGTGGCCTGTTGATCAGCAATATTACTTGAAATGTTGGCAGGTTTTTCTGAATCATCCGCACTGCTGCCTTTTCCTGTCTTAGCAGCACTACGCACTTTCGTCCCATCTACCTCCAAGCCACCTTGCTTCAAAATGCCATATACCTCTTTAGCAATGTCTTTTACAAGAGCAGTCCTCTCAGAGTAGGCTTGCTGTTCCTCTTCCTTTCTAATCTCTGCTTCCTCATCACTAGAAAATCGGGCATCCATCTTTTGCAAAACTTCAGCAACGGCGGCTAGCGCAAGGTTAGTACCTTCCATTTGCTTTTCGACCTTTGTCATAAGCTCATCTGCCATAATATATCCTCCTATTTTGTAAGATGCCCCTAACAGTTGGTCTTAGCCACCTCCGACTATTTGGGAAATTATACTATAATTTGGGCAATACATTATAATTTTGCCCTAGTTTATTATACTATCTATATCGTAAAATCCTAATTAGACTCTTCCATGTCCACTAAATCACCAGTTGTTAAACGTAAAATTTCATTTCTAAAATCATATAGTGGCACCTGAATCAGCTTTTTAAAGCGTTCACATTGATTACCTTCAGGTATAGTAGCCTCTACTAAATCTAATACTTTACCAACCATACGAGAATGTCTTGCTATAATATATTCTTGATCTCTCGTTACTCGTAAATCAGTCATTTTACACCCCCTTCTAAACTCTTTCTAATTACTAATTGAATGCTTGTTTAATTGCGTTAACAATTAAGCTCTCCATATCTTTTTCTGTGTACCGTTGAGTAGATGAGTTAGAGGCAGGTTTCTTTACTCTACTAACCATTCTCCACTGACCTGACGGTAATTGTATTGGAATATAACCATTATAAAATCTTTGATGTGCTTTAACTCGCTTTCCCTTTCTATTATGAGTTTTAACTTGTTGCACATATCTTCCAACTACAGGAACAAAAGACTTTTCTTTCTTAGTAGGCGAATCATTTATTGTTATTTTATCGGCTTCTTTGTTTGTTAATTGCCCATTACTATAAGCTTCTTTGGCAACAGCATTGAAGATAGCATCCTTTATCTTTGAAAATATCTCTTTATCAGGCATATTTGTACTCCTCATTAGCCTTATTATATTATACTATACAATAATAATTTTCTGAATAGAATTACTCTCTAGGTTTAAATTCTGCGATAGAGGAAAATAATGGTCGTCTACCTTGTATAAAATACTCTAAAAAGTCAAACATAGCTAATTGATTAGGAATATAACAAACTACCATATCATACTCTTCCCATCCTTCGTCTGTCCCCTTTACATAGAGTATGTAACCAGATGCTCCATCCTGCGCTATAACAATGTTTTTATATGCCCAACTTTTCCCATCTTCTCTTACTTCAAATACAGCGTTTCCTATCATGATCTATATACCGTTAGAAAAACAGGTGTGTTTTCACCAACATAAGAACCAGATACATTAAAATCAAAATATTCAACTGCTGTGGTGTATAAGTCTTCATCCC